AGGGCGCGCTCGCAGTTGCGATGCGCTTCCAGCTGGTCAACGATGCTGTTCGTGCGACCCAGCGCCTCGAATGCCCTGACCGTCACGTCGCAGCACTCGATCAGCTCGGCCACGGCGGCGCGGGCTTCGTAAAGGCTGTCGGCGTAAATAGACCCGTGCGCACCAGCTCTATCAGCTTCAACTTGGAATCTATTTGCCGCCGTGCGAATCACCGCCACCACGTCAACCCCGCTCATGCCGCCCACCTGCTGCGCGCCATGTCCTGCGCCTCGGCTGCCTCGCTTTCTTCCTGCGCCACGCGGAACGCTGCGTCGGTCGAGGCGTCGCGGGCCAGGTACTCGCGGACCTGCTGTTGCAGGCGGTGCCAGAACACCAGCTCATCCTCCCGGCCGCCCATCAGCGCAGCGGCGAGATTGGCCGCGAAGTGCGTGTTGCCTTCGCTGTTGTGGTCCGACGTGCCGGCCAGCTCGTCCAGCGCCTCCGCAACGTGGCGGGGCGACTCCATGCGCTCGTTGACCAGCTGCTCGGTGATCGCGGCAACGCGGTCGTTAGCCTCAGCCTCCGACTGCCCGTCGATGTGCAGCTGGTGCGCGCGGTTGTAGGCGGTCATGCCGACACCGCCACGTCCGCGATGCGGGTGCTGAACGCTGCCGGCGGATCAAAGCCGATGATCTCGGCGACGATGGAATCGAAGCGCGCAGACCAGTCGCCGCGAATGAATCGGGTTCCGCCAGAGCAGATCCGGAACGCAGCGTCGATCTGATCGGACTGCGCCTGGGTAACAACAACCTCGACTGCCTGCTGCATCTCGTCTCTCCCGGTGCCGGGTCGTCCGGCTTGATGGAGAGTGTCTACCCGAAAGATAGCCATGTCAAGCATCCGGATAGACTTTTTTTGCAGCCGGGCAGACAAGCCCGAAATCAGGGCACAAAAAAACCCGCCGAAGCGGGCTTTTGGTCGTTCGTGGCGCCTATCTGGCGCTCATGCACTCCACGAACGCGCGGTCGCCGAAGTCGGCGATTTCCCGCTCACGCTGGGCGGCGCCCGCCGATCTGGGGCGCGAATAGGCCGCGAGGATGGTCCGCCGGATCGTGTCGTCTATGTCAGAGCCGAACCGCTTCATCATGTCGTCAGCGGACTCGCCGGACTGGCGGGCGGTCATCACGGTTCGGGCGGATGACGCCCACGACATGCACACCGCGTCCCGCTCCGGCGAGCCTCCGGCGGCCAGGGCCGCAATCATCACTAGTTCAATCATGCCGCTCATCCGTACCGACTCCTGATCAATCCCGCATCCTCAAACGACACCCCATCGCGCATGCAGTCCTGCGCCCGCTCCAGGTCTTTGTGCAGCGCGATCAGTTCCTCGTCGCTCAGCTGCTCAATGCCGGGCAGCCCGAAGCACGCTTGGTCGATCAGGATCTGCATCGGCATACCCCAGCGTCGGCGCAGGTGCCGGATCATCCGGCAATGTGACTCGCGCTCCAGGTCGTGCATCTGCGTGGCTGCCGGCGCATCCGCCTTGACCACCGCCAGTTTTGGCCGGGTTTTGTGCTTCTCGTGGAGTTCCCGTGTCCTAGCGGCCAGCCGCTTCGCGAGTTCTTCCCACTTCCCTTTGTCCGACATCCTCCACACTCCTGATCCGCTTCGCCAATATCTTGGTCAGGTCAAGAACGTTGTTGGCGCTCACCGGCTGCCCGAACTCCTCCACGACTGCGTAGGCGATCTCCAGAAGCACTGGGTCCCTGATCTCGTCGGCGGGAAGGCCGACCAGCTCCAAGTAATGCGACAACAATATGACCGTGGCGACGATCTTGTCGGTGTCCGGTTGCACAGAATGAGACTTGCCCGAAATCGGCGCGGGCTGTTCAGCTTTGACCGCCGCAGGATCGGTGTCGAGCCAGCCGCGGGGGAGATGGAACGCTTGCTCGATCGCGCGCGCGGACGTATCGCGCAGGTTCTTGGCGCCGTTCTTTTCCGGATCGCGTAACCAGGCGCTCGTTTGCTTCGGGCTCTTGTTCATGCGGCGGCTGAAATCCGCCTGGCTACCGTTCGCCTGCTCATCGATCAATTGGCGCAGGCGCGCCCGCCGAATGTCGTGGATCGTTCTCATGCGTGAAGGGTAGGGCGCAGCCGCGCTCGGGTGGTCTACCCGCTGAGGGGGTGAGGTTGCTTCCATCTCTACCCTGCGGGTAGAGTCCGATCCCATGGACCTCAAAACATTCAACTCAGACATGGCCCGGCGCCTCGCGCTGGCGGATCGGCTCGGCTGCAGCCCGGACTACCTGTGGCAGCTCGGGGTCGGGTTCCGGCCAACCGGCGCCAAGCGCGCCAAGCGCCCCAGCCCTGAGCTGGCTCAGCGCATCGAGGCGGCCACGCAGGAACTGGGTCAGGTAGTGCCGAAGGAAAGCATGCGCCCGGACATCTGGCCGGACGCGGTGGTGGGGAAGAAGGCGGCTTGAACTCATCGGCTCGGTCCATGTGGGTCGGGCCTTTTTTGTACGTCGGCGAGGTCGTCCCACGCCGTCCCACGTTAGGGGAACGAGAGTGACACACGCACAAATCCCTTTGTTTTACGACACTTACGAAGATGCGATCCGCGACTGCGTGACCGCGCTCGGTGGCTTCAAGCGGGTCGGCAGCGCGCTGTGGCCAGCCATGCCAGCGGACGATGCGGGGCGGAAGCTGTCCGCCTGCCTGAACACCGACAAGCGCGAAAAGCTCGACCTGGGCGAGCTGCGCCTGATCCGCCGTGAGGCGCGCAAGGCGGGCATCCACATCCTCGCGCACTACGAGGCGCGCGATGCCGGCTACTCCGAGCCGCAGCCGCTGAACCCGGAAGACGAGGCCGCGCAGCTGCAGCGCGAGTTCATCGCAAGCGTCAAGGCGCTCGAAGCCATCCAGGCGCGGATGGGGCGGGTGGCTGCGTGATGACCGAAGCCCGCGACTACATCCGGTTCGTGGGGGGTGGGGCGTGACCTCGCATACGGCCACGCGCTACTTCACTGGCAAAGCTTGCAAGAGAGGTCATCTGGCTGAGCGCTATTCAGCCACGAGGACTTGCGTCGTATGCGCTGCCGAACGATGCCGGGAGTGGCAGTCAGCGAACAGGCGCAAGTATTTGAACGCGCAGAACGAAGCGCGCCGAATCCGCCTTTTTGGCATGGACCGCAGCAAGTACGACCAACTGCTTTATGAGCAGGGCGGCGGGTGCGCCATCTGCGGTGATCAGAACCGCGATGGCCGAATGCTCGCGGTCGATCACGACCACAAGTGCTGCCCGGGCGGAAGAACCTGCGGATCTTGCGTGCGGGGGCTGCTCTGCGATGCGTGCAACCACGGCATCGGAAAGTTCCGAGACGAGCCTCGGCTGCTTAGAAAAGCGGCGGAGTACGTATCCAGATGACCAGCTACTACAACGAATTTGATCCCTACGCGGCCCAGTGGCTGCGCAACCTCATCGACGCCGGCCTAATCGCGCCTGGCACCGTCGACACACGGAGCATTGTGGATGTACAGCCCGACGACCTCGCCGGATACCGGCAGTGCCACTTCTTCGCCGGCATCGGCGGATGGTCTCTCGCAGCCCGACTTGCTGGGTGGTCCGATGACCGCGAACTCTGGACCGGCTCCGCGCCGTGCCAGCCGTTCTCGGTCGCCGGCCAAGGCAAAGCCCAGGCTGACGATCGGCACCTGTGGCCCCACCTTGCGCGGCTCGTCCGTGCCCGACGGCCCGCTGTCCTCATGGGAGAGCAGGTTGCGGCAGCGGTTGGCAAGGACTGGCTCGACGGAGTGTTTGCTGACCTGGAAGGCATCGACTACGCCTGCGGGGCGGCCGTTGTCCCGGCTTGTGCCGTCGACGCGCCCCACCGACGGGACCGCTTGTGGTTTGTGGCCCACGCCAGTGGCGAACGACGACAACAAATCGCCCGAAGCTCACATGGCAATGAAGGCGCGCATGAAGGGCGGGCCGCGGTACTGCATCACGTCGCTGCAGGTGATGGCCAAGGCGAGTGCGCTTTGGCCAACGCCGACCTGCAACGACGCGACGGGATCGACGCACGCATACGGTCCGAAGCAGCCGGACGGGTCGCGGGTGGATTTCCTGAAGCTCCCGGGCGCGGCGCGGGTGGCTTCTGGCATGGAGCATCGGCCGTCGTCGGGCACGACGGCAAAAGTCGTCGGACACCTGAACCCTCAATTCACTTGCTGGCTCATGGGGTTCCTGCCCGAGTGGGACGCCTGCGCGCCTACGGCAATGCCATCGCGCCCCCGCTCGCCGCGGAAGTGATCGGCGCCTTCATGGACTGCTACCCGGAGTCAACATGACCCCAGCCATCGCCACCGTGCAAGACCAGCGCGAAGCCGACCGCTTCTTGACGCTCCTGGACGAGACCGCCGAGACGTTCTGCTTCCGCGTGTTCGACGATAACGAGGATCGCAAAGATCCGCGTCTAGCCGGGAAGTTCGAGGGGTCGCTGCACACGTGCTGGCCGCGGCTCGTCGCTGCACAGCAGGCCGGCTGCGGCGTCTATGTCGTGGTCAACGCCGGACAGCAGACGAACGACACGATCTACCGCGTGCGCGCAGTGTTCGCCGACTTCGACGGCGCGGCGCTCCCCGGTCAATTCGACCTCGAGCCGCACATCATCGTGCAGTCCAGCCCGGGCAAGTGGCACGTGTACTGGCTGGTCGATGGCCTGACCGTCGAGTCGTTCAAGGACATCCAGCGCAACATCGCGGCGCGCTACGGATCGGACAAGACGGTGAACGACCTGGCGCGCGTGATGCGCTTGCCCGGCATGTTTCACCAGAAGGGCGATCGGTTCCTCGCGCACGTGATCCACGAGTCGGGCGAGCTGCCCTATTCGGGCGAGGCGATCATGCAGGCGTTCGGCACGCCGCCCGAAAACGCCTCGGCCCCGGCGCCCACCCTTGGCCAGAACGTCGAGGAGAACCGGCACGCCGACATCCTTAAGCTGACCCTGATGCTCGCGCACTCGGTCCGTAGCGGGGCGATGACGCGCGCCGAGGCGCTCGACCTGATGCGCCAGCGCCGGGACTCTGGCCGGTGGAGTCGCCACGTGCCCGACGACGAAATCCTGCGCGCGCTCGACGGCGCTCTGCAGAAGGGCGGCGCCGTTGTCCTTGCCGAGCCCGAGGAGCCCGCACGCGACCTCACAACCTCACTCCTCGCTGCCTGTGTGCCGTTCACCGAGGAGGAGCGCGCACAGGCCGCTGTGCCGCACCCGCATGCCTTCATGTCCGCCGACGGCCGCAGCGGTTTGTTCCCGCTGGGCGAGGTGACTGTGCTCGCCGCCCCAGGGCGAGAGGGCAAGACGACGGCCGTGGCGACGATCACGACCCACTACGGCCTTGGCTGGCCGCTGGCAGGCATGGCGCCCGAGTCGATCGGCTCCGTGATGATCTACTCGGCCGAGGATGACCGGGCGCAGTACTGCCGCAAGCTCGAGGCCCAGGTCGCCAAGATGGCACCGGCCGACGCCGCCAGGCTCAACGCCAACGTGCTCGTGCCCGAGCTCCACGGCGCCATGCTGGCGGCCTATCGCGAGATCGTGCGGCTTGAGCAGCGCAACCCGGTGCGCGGGCCGATCGTCGAGCACCTGATCGACGTCATCCGGCAGCTCAAGGACCGCGAGTGTCCGCTGGGGCTGGTGATCTTCGAGACCGCCAGCACGCTGTCCGACGCCGAGGAGGACAACGTCGGCCTGCGGATCCTGGTCGCATCGCTCAAGCACATCGCCAAGATGACCGGCGTGGCCGTGGTCCTGACGCACCACACCAGCCAGGAGTCGGCGACCAAGCTTCCGACGCTCGAGCTGTCCGAGTCCGCATTCCGCGGCGGCACCGCACTGGTGAACAACGCGCGGCAGACGCTCCTCGCCGTGAACCTCGGCAGCAACGCCGACCCGTTCCCGGACAGCGACGCGCGCACGCTCCTGCGACGCATGGCAGTGCCTGGCGAGTCCTCGCGCGTGACCATGATCGCCTGCTTGACCTCCTCGAAGTCCGCGGAGCCGGCGCCAATGTTCATGCGCTGGGAAGACTCCGACCCTTACGGCCCCCGCACTGTCGAGATGAGGCCCGCCTCGCCTGTCGCCGGCAAGTCCTGGCGCGGGGTGTTCAAGCTGCTCTCTGGCGCGCGTGTGGAGGCCAGGGAGGAGCAGAAGGTCGAGAAGGAGCAGGCCAACGTCAGGCTCGTGGTACGGGCCGCGTGTGAGCTGGCAGAGGCCGGCGACCACCCCACGGTCGCCAAGGTGTCCGCGAAGTGTGGCCGGAACCCGGGCTGGGCGAAGCCGTATTTGGCCAATGCGGTGGCCCTCGACTACTTGATTCGGTCCACGGAATCGGTGCCAAGGACTCGAGGAGTTACCGACGTATACCGGCCTCCCAGCAAGGATCGGCCGTGGGAATCGGGCGACTCCTTGGTTAACCCCTCGGCGCCTTGGGCCGTTTCCAAGGAGTCGGAGGAAAGTGATGCGCAATCAATCACTTAACTCCTTGGTTGACTCCTTGGTGACCCCTTGGAAACCCGTAGGGCTTGAACTAGGGGGTAAAGCGGCGCTGTCAGGCGCGCTTACCCCCGTTCCAGCCCCGGCGACTACTACTCCTTGGTCCTATACCCCTAAGGGGGCAAGGAGTAGTCGATCAAGGAGTCGCGACCCTGCTGTCAGGGTTACTGAACTTGTCAGTACAGGAATGACGCCATGACCGACCGAATCTGCCCCAAGTCGGGCAAGCGGATGCTCAAGCGCCAGGAGGCGGACCGTGTGGTCACGCTTGCGGCCCGGCGGGTGGAAGTGGCGCGGGTTCCGATCAGCACCTACCGGTGCCCGGAGTGCGGCAGGTGGCACACCAGCGGCATGAGCCAGTTGGAGCACCGGGTGCGGATGCTCGTGCGGGAGGCGGCGTGACCGAGCACGCCGAGGCCGCGATGCTGATGCGGGCTGTGCGCGGCGCTGTGGATGTCTGGCCGGAGCTGCGCTGGTTCGCGGCGGTGCCCAATGGCGGCCATAGGAGCAAGCGGGCCGCAGTCGCCATGAAGGCCGAGGGCGTGAACCCAGGCGTGCCGGACTACCTCATGCCCGTGCAGCGCGGCGGCTACGTGGGGCTGGCGATCGAGCTCAAGACCGACAAGGGCCGCGTGAGCCCGGACCAGCGGGACTGGCTGGCCCATTTGCAGGAGCAGGGCTGGCAGGCGGTGGTTGCGCGGGGCTGGGAGGAGGCCTGGGGCGTGGTACGCGACTACATGGCCGCTGATGGGCCTGAGCGCGACGTAGAGGCCGGCGTGGGGTTTGAGACGAATCCGCGTGACCCGGAAGATAGACGGCCCGCAAATCGACGCACAGAGCGTTCTAGCGCATACGGCAAATCTGCGTAGTTGGGGTTGCAATGTCTACCCTCGGGGTAGACGATAGGTGAAACCAGGGAGGAAGTTGGGATGGGACAGAGAGAAGCGCAAGACCTGATCAACGTGGAGGCGCAGGCGCGCGAGACGGCGGACGTCGCGTTGTCTGCGCGCATATATGAACTGGGAGAGCAGGTGTCCGATCTGGCGTCCGCCGTTGCGGCCTTGGCCACGCTGATCATCGATGCAGGCGCTCGGCCGGAGCCCGCCCCATGACCCCCTTCTACGCAGCCGCCGCCATCGGCCTCGCCTTCGGGCTGGGCTTCTGGTCGGGCGGGAAGTGGTACGCGACCCGGCTGGTCTGGAGCATCGCAACGGGCACGAGCGCAACGGCCAAGCGCCTGCGCGCGGCATTGGGGGTGGTGGAGTGAACAAGCCAGATTGGAAGGACGCGCCGGAGTGGGCGCAGTGGGTGTACTTGGGCTTATCGGGGCATTGGTTTTGGACTTACCAGAAGCCTAGGTGGTCATGGTTCATTTGCGCCTTCATTTCACCATCTGAGTCCCGGTGGTGTGCGTCAGGAGTTGAAGCCCTTGAATGGGGCTGGCGAGCGCGCAAGAAGTCCTTGGAGCCCCGCCCATGACCAACAACACGACGGCGGACACGACCGCCAAGGATGAGCAGTGGGTGCTGCTGGTCAAGGGGCAGGAGATTCTGCCCGGCGATCAGATGCTCTGCGACGACGCTGAGATGTGGGTGACGTTGGCGAGCCCAGAGGGCGAGATCTTCGACCCGTCGAAGTACCTGCCAGTGCGCCGCAAGCGGTCCGCCATTGCGCGCGAGGGTGTGGTGGTCCGCTACAAGCATGGCAAGTGGAATGGACTGATGACTCCGGATCCGGCTGGCTACTTCGTTCGCGCTGAGGACTACGACACCCTGCGCGCCCAGCTCGAAGCGGCGGAGGCTGAGGTACGTGCGATCTGGGACGCCATGCCCGCAACACTCAGATACTTAGACCTGCCGGATGGTGGCGACGTGCCCCTGCCCGAGCAAGTGCGTCGTATGGGCGAGGATGTTGTAAACCAGCAGGCCCGAGCCGAAGCCGCCGAGGCTGAAAAGCGTGAGGCGTGGGCAGCAGTCGAGTCGAAGGCCGGCTGGGAATGGAAGAAGCGAGCAGAAGCCGCCGAGGCCGAGGTGGCACGGCTTGGCGCAGTTCTGGACCGGATCGCCGGCTACACCCTGAGCCAGTTTGCGGGGCCATGCGACATGGTTGTGCAGTGCGTCCATGACGCCATGGCCGCCCGCACCAAGGAGGCCACCCCATGAGCGCCGCCCCCGTATTCGAACCCCGCACCCGCGCACCGTTCCGCGAGCGCGTCTACGCCCTGGCCGGCCACACGACCTACCGTGAACCGTCCGGGCCGTCGACCACGCAGCGCACCGTGCCTGCAGACCACATGATCGCCGCGGCCCTGTCCTTCGGGCGCCGCGACCCAGCCGACATCGGGCCGGATATCGCGATCGACATAGCGACAAACCGCCCGGCGAACTGGCGCAAGGTCTGCGAATGGCTGGGGCGCTCGCTGGCAGCCGACCGCACGGCGTCCTGCGTCAGGCTGCGGCCCTACGCCGCGCACTACGCGCTGTGGGCATACAACGCCCTGGTGCAGGGCCACAGCTTCCCGCCAGCGATGGAGGGCGTGTCGGAGCGGGATCACGGCGATGTGGGGCTGTACGCCTGCCTGTTGCTTGAGCGGGCGGCCGAGGATGCGCTGGCGCAGGCTGCGCGGAAGTGGAGGGTGGAGTGAGTAAGATGGCGGGCATGGACATCGAAGCCGAAGTTATCCGCCGCTGCCGCGAGTACCTTTACCCGGCAGCGCAAGATGCCACGGATGCCGAGATCATGGAGCACATGGACGGGACGCTATTCGTGGCGTCAGTCCGGCTTAACTTGGCGCGCGGGCAGTTCGCCCGTGAAGTCCGGCGCGAGTTGTCGGGGACGTGGCAGGCGCTCAGGCGCCGAGCGAGTTGGTGGAGGGCGCCGTGACGGGGGCCGCCAGCATCGACACACACTGCGCCTGCGCAGCCTGCGAGCTGTCGAGGCGCGCGGAGATCGTGGGCGCGGATGTCTGCCCGGACGAGATGGAGGCATGGCACCGCTTCCTGACGGAATCCGACGGGTGGCACCCAATGTCTATCAAAGGGGTTGACACCGGACACCTTGCCCGCTAACGTCATGGTGCGCCGGTTTGTCTGGCGCAACGGAGAGGAATGCGCAGGCTGATGCGCGGTGCCAGGAGCGGAACAGTCCGACCATGGGCCTGAACTTTGTGCGTGTACCCATGCGCGCACATAAGCCGGAGATCAGTGCCGGCCCTCTCCACCCATTCCAGACGACCGCCTAGCGCGGTCGTTTTTCGTTTCCGGACCCAAGAGGCCCGCATGACCCTTCCGACTGACGCAGCGGCCCGCAAGGCGGTCCCGCTGGCCTCTGGCGTTCTGAACTACTTCCCCGCCGCGCTTTGCGCCGTGGCCGAGCTGTCCGCCAAGGGCAACGAGCAGCACAACCCCGGAAAGCCGCTGCACTGGGACCGGTCGAAGTCGGGCGATGAGGCAGACGCACTGGTGAGGCACCTGATGGAGCGCGGCACCATCGACACAGACGGGATCCGCCACTCGGCGAAGGTTGCATGGCGCGCATTGGCGCTCCTGCAAAAGGAACTGGAGGCAGCCGGGGCACCCTTGGCGCCCGGCGCTCGATATTCGGTGATGGCCGACCGCTACGCGGCCGCTGTGGCTTCGGAGTCGGCCGCATGATCTGCCCTCATTGCAGCGAGGAGACAGGCAAGCGCAACGGCACCGGCCGGGCGATCTGCACGAGCTGTCGGCGGACGTGGACGCTCCGCCCAGACCCTGGCGCGTTGCAGCCGATCCCCGATGGCTACATGGCCAAGGGTGTCAGCACGCTGGTAGGCCCAGACGGAAGCATCAAGGCGCAGTGGATCAAGACCACAGCCGACATGGAGCGTCAGCGGGAGCTGCAGCTGGCCGCGCTCGAAGCGATGGCGGCCGAACTTCCGCGCGTCTCGCCGCGTAAGGCGACGGGCGCGTGGTCGCGTGAACTGCTGACGGTGTACCCGATCGGAGACCCCCATGTGGGGATGTATTCGTGGAAGGCTGAGACCGGCGACGACTGGGATCTGGCGATTGCCGAGCGCACGCACTGCGAAGCGATGGCTGCGCTGGTGCAAGCCTCGCCAGCCACAGAGGCTGCGGTGATCGTCAACCTCGGCGATCTGTTCCATTACGACAGCCTGGCGGCAGTGACCCCCCGCAGCGGCCACATGCTGGACGCCGATGGCCGCTACGCCAAGATGATCGCGGTTGGCATCAAGATCATGCGCCAGTGCATCGAGTCGGCGCTTGCGAAGCACAAGACCGTGCACGTGATCAACGCGCCCGGCAACCATGACGAGACGGGCGCGCTGTGGCTGGCGATTGCCCTGGCCAACGTCTATGAGCGCGAGCCGCGCGTCACGATCGACACGAATCCCAGCCTGTTTGCCTATCACAGGTTCGGCAAGGTGCTGATCGGCGTCCACCACGGCCACGCCTGCAAGTCCGACAAGCTGCCGGGCGTCATGGCGGCCGACCGGGCGCGAGACTGGGGCGACACGACGCACCGGCACTGGCTGATCGGCCACATCCACCACGAGAGCCGCAAGGAGTTCGCCGGCGTCAGTGTCGAGAGCTTTGGCACGCTGGCGGCGAAGGACGCCTACGCCACCAACGGCGGCTGGCGCTCAGGCCGATCCATGCAGTCGATCGTTTATCACGTCGAGCACGGCGAGGTCGCGCGTTCGCGCGTGCACGCCGCGATGTTTGCGGAAGCCGCATGACCACCATCGCCGTGCGTGGCGGCGTAATGGCCGCGGACTCGCAGTGCACGGGCGAGTACATCGGACGGGTGTGCAAGATCCATCGGCTGCCAGACGGAACCCTCGTCGGCGGGGCAGGCAACGCGGCAGCGGTCTATGCGGCGGTCATCTGGCTCCAATCCGGCCGCCAAGGCGAGGCGCCCGACATAGAGGAAGCCTGCCTGCTGTTTCTCAAGCCAGACCATTCGATCTGGTACGCGTCGGCCCGCTGGCCTGAGTTCCCGATCACGGACGAATACGCGGCCATCGGTAGCGGCGCAGTCGCCGCGCAAGCCGCGATGTACCTGGGCCGTTCGGCTGCATCCGCAGTCTCGGTCGCTTGCGCCCTCGATGAAAGCACCTCCGCGCCGATTCACACACTCAAATTGCCCAAGAGGGCCGCATGAACACAATCGACAAGGCCGAGGACATCATCGAGCGCCTGCACGACGCCGCGTGCGTCGGAAACGTGGCCGAGGTGCTGGTGGTCTACCGCGACACGGACGGCATTCTGCATTGCGGGTGCGCGTCGGACGATGTGCTGGGCCTTCTCGATTCGACATCGGATGCGCTGGCGAAGCTTGAGGCCAATCTTGGCGAGCCGGCGGGGCAGGTGCATTGATGAGCACGGAGACCGTCGCGGCCCGGATGGGCGCGGGCATCTATGCCAAGCCGCTGGAGGATGCGTGCATCCGGTTCGGAATCGACACCGAACTGCGGAAGATTCACTTCCTCGCGCAGTGCGCGCACGAGTCCGACAACTTCCGCACGGCGACCGAGTACGCAAGCGGACGCGCCTACGAAGGCCGAAAGGACTTGGGTAACACGCAGCCCGGCGATGGTGTGCGTTTCAGGGGTCGCGGCCTGATTCAGCTCACCGGGCGAGCCAATTACACCGAGTACAGCCGGGACGTGTACGGCGACGATCGGTGCGTGCGCGACCCGGCAATGGTCGCCCGGCTGCCTGACGCCGCGTTGGCCGCGGGCTGGTTCTGGAGCAAGCGCCGACTCAATGCGCTGGCCGACAAGGACGACGTGGAAGCCGTGACACGGCGTATCAACGGCGGGACCAATGGTCTCAACGATCGGCGAGCCAAGACCATGCGCGCACGCGAGCTGTTCCACCAATTGGTGATGACGTGATTTCCGGGGGCGAGGGTGCGCCGTGGTGGGCGGCCGGCACGCTGTTCGCAGCTTGGATCGCCCGCGAAATCTGGTCAGCCCTCAGTTCGCGCACGCGGAACAGGGCAGAGACCGACGCCAACGTCGAACTTCTCGGGCAGCTCCGCGAAGGCATGAACTCGATGGGCGAGCGAATCAAGGTCATGGAGGAGGTTCAGAACAAGATGAGCATCCGGCTTGAGCAAGAAATTCAGCTGCGGATGACCGCGCAAGAGGAAGCGCACCGGCTCCGGCTTCGCGTCCAGACCCTTGAGTCAGCAATGCGTGGCGTTGGCGCGGTGATCCCGCCGGACGTGGGGCCATGATCCGCGCCCTGTTAGCCGCCGTGCTCGCGCTCGTGCTGGCGCTCGGCTGGTCGCTGTGGCGGGCCGAGGTGCACAAGGGCGATGCCGACGAAGTGCGGAAGGAGCTCAAGGGCGTGCAGACAGAACTCGCCCAGACCAAGGCTGCGCGCGAGCGCGAACAGAAGTCGGCCGAAAGCATGGCCACCATCGGAGATGAGCATGAGCAAGACCGAAGCGAAGCGGAGGGCGTGCCCGGCGCTGTTGTTGATGATCTGCGGGCTGGCAATCTCCGGTTGCGCCACGACCTCGCGGTCTGCCACACCCGCCATCTGTCCGGTGCTGTTGCCGGCGCCGTCGAACGTGATGCGTCCGCCCAGCTCCGAGCAGAAGTTGCGGGGGATATTGTTCGAGTCGGACGCGATGCCGACGACCAGCTCCGTGCCTGCCAAGCCGTGATTCGATCGGATCGGGAGGTGCAGCCGTGAATGACGTGGTTGTTCGATCAGAGGTCCGCACGCTTGGCGAACTGCACGAGCTGGTGTGCAATTGGATGCGACACCAGCCTCACGATACGCCGATTCGCCCGTACATCGGCGAGCAGCCTGCCAAGTTCGGCGATGGCGTCATCTGGTCGGTCGGAGAGGTTGACGGCCACTACATCGGCGTTTTCGTCGAGCCTACGGATCCACGCTAATGGCCGGCCCCAAACACGCGAACAGCGCCAGCTTCCAGAAGGGAAAGTCCGGCAATCCGGGCGGTCGTTCACCGCGCATCGGCCCGAACGGCGAGACGGCGGCGCAGCTGGCGCGCATGCACACCGCCGAGGCCATCGCCACCCTGGCCGAGGTTTGCAACGCCAAGGGCGCCGAGCCACGCGACCGCATCGCAGCCGCCAATGGTCTCCTCGACCGCGGCTGGGGCAAGCCCACCGAACACGTCGAGCTCGATGCGGACGTGAAGGGTAACGGGCTGCCGATCATCCAGATCGTCCGAGCTACAGAGGCGCCTGCGCAGGACCATTGATGCGCGTAGAACTGACCGGCCCGCAGTACGAATTCGTGACTGCGACCGAGCGATTCCCTGCGCTCGTGGCTGGCTTCGGAGCGGGCAAGACCCATGCCGCGGTTACCCGGGCGCTGGCGCTCAAGCTCCAGTACCCCAGCCAGAGCGTCGCGTACTACCTGCCGACCTATGACCTCGTGACCACCATCGCGTTTCCTCGATTTCTGGAGACGCTGGAGGCTTGGGGCCTGCCGCACAAGCAGAACAAGAACGACAAGATGATCCACGTCGAGAAGGCGGGGAGCTTCATTTTCCGCACGATGGACGCGCCCGAGCGGATCATCGGTTACGAGGTTGCAGATTCGCTGGTTGACGAGCTCGACACCCTGCCAGAGGACAAGGCGCGCAACGCCTGGAACAAGATCATCTCCCGCAACCGGCAGAAGAAGCCGGACGGCAGCTTGAACACGGTAGGCGTGGCGACAACGCCAGAGGGATTCCGTTTCGTCTATGACCGCTGGGTCCGTAACGCGGTGCCCGGCTACCGAATCATCCGGGCATCCACGCTATCGAACTCCGCGAACCTGCCGGATGGCTACATCGACAGCCTGCGGGGAACGTACCCGTCAAGCCTGCTGTCGGCGTATCTCGATGGCGAGTTCGTCAACCTTGTGGCCGGCTCGGTCTATCCGGCATTCGACCGCGAGCACAACGCGAGCCGCGAGCGGATCCAGCCTGGCGAGCCGCTTCACATCGGCATGGACTTCAACGTGGGCCGCATGTCCGCGGTCGTGCATGTGTTGCGCGGGGACGACCCGCACGCCGTTACCGAGCACACCGGGCTACTGGACACACCGGCGATGGCCGCGTTCCTGAGCAACCGGTACGAGGGGCACAAGGTCATCGTTTACCCGGACGCCAGCGGCTCTAGTCGCAAGAGCAACAACGCCAGCGAGTCCGACCTTGCAGTTCTGCGGCAGGCGGGGTTCTCGGTGCGTGTGAACCCGTCCAACCCGCGCGTTAAAGACCGCGTGCTGGCGGTGAACAAGATGATTCACAGCGACGGGGTGCGGCGCTACCGGGTCAATCCCGAAGGCTGCCCAGACCTCGTTGAGAGCCTGGAAAAGCAGGCATACGACAAGCACGGCGAACCTGACAAGGCCGGGGGCCTGGATCACGTTGTCGACGCGGCAGGCTATTTCGTGGCCTACCGCTATCCAATCCGCAAGCCGGCAACGGCAATCAAACTGGGGTTTGCAGCATGAGTGTGGATTTCGTCCGCCCGGAAGTGAAGGCCCGCCAGTCGGCGTGGAAGCTCGTGCGCGATGCAGTGGCCGGAAGCGAGGCGGTGAAGCGGGGCGATTACGTCATCCCGGTGAATCCGCACGACGAGAGCAACCAGAACAAGCTGCGCAATGATCAGCGGGTGAACCGCGCGGTCTACTTCAACGCGACCGGCCGCACACTGCCGGCGCTTGTCGGCATCGCGTTCGGGAAGTGGCCGGAGGTCAAGCTGCCGGCGAGCTTGGATTACCTGCTTGAGGACGCGGACGGCTCCGGGGTTGGCCTGATCAACCTTGCGCAGCAGGTGACGGCCGATGTCCTCCAGACCGCGAGGTCGGGGCTTCTGGTCGACTATCCGTCAATCGAGGCTGGCCCGAGCGCGGCGGACATCCGCGCGGGCAACGCCCGGCCGACGATCACGATGTATCCGGCCGAGTCGATCATCAACTGGCGCACCATTCGCCGGGGCGCGCGGACAATCCTTGGCATGGTCGTGATCGCTGAGCAGGTCGAGGAGTGGGAGGACTTCGAACGCAAGACGGTCGACCAGCGTCGCGTCCTTCTCTTGGGCCGGCTATCGGATGAGCCCGAAGGCGCGAAGGAGCGTTACGTCGTCCAGATTTACCGCAAGAACAACGGCGGCGAGTGGGTTGTCTACGAAGAAGGCGTGCCGCGCGACGCCAAGGGCGCGGAATGGGAGGAGATTCCCTTTACCTTCATCGGCGCGATGAACAACGATTCGACGCCGGACCAGCCGCCGTTGCTCGACCTTGCAGAGATGAACATCGCGCACCTGCGCAACAGCGCGGACCACGAGGAATCTCTGTTCTTCGCGGGCCAGGCCCAGGTCTGGTTGACGGGTGAGAGCATCAACGAAGAACAGATTGAGTTGATGCAGAAGGAAGGCATGTACGTCGGCAGCCGGGCTATCGGCATCGCGCCGGGCGGCGTCGTCATGCTGCAGGCGCAGCCGGTGAGCGCGCTTGCCGAGGAGATGAAACACAAGGTCGATTTGATGGCGCGGCTTGGCGCGCGGATGGTTGCGCCGGGTGAGGCAGTGCGGTCCGCGACCGAGGCGGCGTCGGACGACAAGACGAACAACAGCGTGCTGTCGCTTGTCTGCGACAACGTGAGCGACGCCTTCCGCTCTGCCTTGCGTTGGTGCGCCCGGTTCGCTGGGGTGGCTGAGAGCGAAGTGGATTTCTCGATCGGCACGGAGTTCTCGGGCCTGCAGTTCGATCCGCAGCAGCTGACCGCCGTCATTGCCGCCGTGCAGGGCGGGCTGATGCCAGCGAGCGAGTTCTACACCTACGCCCGCAACATCGGGCTGATCGCCGCTGACAAGAGCGACGATGAGGTCCGGGACGAACTGGAGGCAGGCGGCGGCGGTCTGCCATTGGATGAGGCGGCCTGATGGCTGCCAGCCTCGCCCTTGAGGACGCCACGCTCCGGCAGTCGGTCTTGCTCGAAAGCCTCAAGTCTGGCGAGGCCGAGAAGTTCCTGCCCTTCCTGCGCGAGCTCGACCGCAGGCTGCGCGAGACGCTGACGCGCCAGGGGCTGACCGCCTTTCAGCGGGACCGGACCACGGCGATGCTCGCGGAGGTGGAGCGGATTGTCGCGGACGTGCTTGGCCGGTTCACAGCCGAAGTCACGGCAGACCTGCGCGACCTTGCGGCGTATGAGGCCGGCGCCACTGCGGCAACGCTGGCCGAGGCTGGCTTTCGTCCCAACGTGCCGACCGCGGGCCAGCTGTGGGCGGCTGCGAGTGCAGCGCCACTGGCGGCGGGTAAGGGGCAGTTGCTGGCGCCATTCCTGCAAGGCTTCACGGCCAGCGAGCGCGACCGCATTGCCGGCGCTATCCGGCTCGCCGTGGCCGAGGGGCAGACGGTGGCTCAAACCGTGCAGGTGATTCGCGGCACGCGCGCAGCGGGCTATGCGGACGGCGTGCTGGCGACCACGACGCGCAACGCCCAGGCGATCGTGCGGACGGCGGTCGCGCATGTCGGATCGGAGGCGCGGCACGCAACCTATTGGGCGAATTCCGACATCTTCGCCGGCTATCAGTGGTCGGCCACGCTCGATCAGCGCACGAGCTCCACATGTCGGGCGCTCGACGGTCGCACGTTCAAGTTCGGCAAGGGGCCGATGCCGCCGGCTCACATCAACTGCCGATCCAGCACCATCCCGGTCCTCAAGGAGGAATGGCGCGCGCTCAATGACGGCGAGCAACGCGCGAGCATGGATGGGCCGGTCGATGCCACGCAAAACTATTACGACTGGCTGCGCCGCCAGCCTGCGGCGTTTCAGGACAGCGTGATCGGCCCGGCACGCGGCAAGCTGTTGCGCGATGGCGGCCTGACACCGGATCGGTTCGCCTCGCTGCAACTGGACCGCCGCTGGCGTCCGCTGACGCTGGATGAAATGCGCAAGCTGGATCCAGAAGCGTTCCGACTCGCCGGCCTTTAGGTTGACACCTGTCAACCTTTTGGGCAGACTTTCCATTATGTGAAGCCCTGCCCGCGTACTGCGTTGGCGGGGCTTTTTCGTTTCCGCCGGCAGGGCCGGTCTACGCAACGGGGTTGCGCATGTTGAAGTTCGAACTGGACACCCTCGAAGGTGTCGATGAAACCGTGGCCGCTCTGTACGAGCAGAAGGGCGACAAGTTCCGGCTGAAGGTCGAAGGCATCGACCCGGCCGACGAGTTGAAGGAAGCACTCCGCAAGGAGCGCGAGGACCGCAAGGCCGCTAAGGAGCGCGCCGACGCACTGGAGCGCGAAGCGCGCGAGCGTGCCGACGAGGACGCCCGGAAGCGCGGCGACTCCGAGGCGCTGGAAAAGTCCTGGCAAGAGAAGCTCTCCAAGAGAGAAGTCGAGCTCCAGAACGAAATCAAGGCGCGCGATGCACGCCTGACCGAGCTCACCGTCGGCACCACGGCCCAGGCCATCGGCGCCGAGCTCGCCATGCAGGGCAGTGCCGCCGTGGTCACCAAGCTGGTGCGAGAGCGCCTGCGCTATGAGGACGGCAAGGTGATCGTCCTCGATAACCACGGCATGCCGTCCGCGCTGACGCTGGACGAGCTGAAGAAGGAATTCCGCGAGGATCCGGCCATCGCGCCGCTGATCCAGGGGAGCAAGGCATCTGGCGGCGGGGCCGGCGGTGCAAAGGGCGGCGGGGCTGCCAAAACGCTGAACGAAATGACAGGCGCCGAACGCGTCGCCATGTCGCAAACCGACCCCGCCGGCTTCGCCAAGTTGGTCGAAGCGGCCAAATCCAAGGGAAATTGATCCATGGCTACCACCGCCCTCTCCGATGTCTACAACCAGCCGGCGCTTGCGTCGTACATGATCCAGGACCCGGTCGAGAAGACCGCGTTCTTCCAGTCCGGCGTCCTCGCAACCAACGGCATTATCAGCGAGCTTGCTCGGTCGCCGTCCAATGAGATCGTGATTCCGTTCTGGAACCCGATTGATGCCAGCGTCGAGCCGAACTACAGCAACGACGTTTACACCGACATCGCGGTTCCGCGTGCGGTCAACACGGGCACCCAGCGCGCCCGCATCGCTTACCTCAACGAAGGCTTCAGCTCCGCTGACCTCGTTGCCGAGCTGACCAAGCAGGATCCGCTGCGTTACGTTGCCGCGCGTCTGGACAACTTCTGGCAGCGCCAGGCTCAGCGCCGCGTCATCGCCACCGCAGTCGGCATCTACAACGACAACGTTGCCGGCAACGGCGGCGACATGGTGAAGAACGTCGCGCTCACCTCGGGCACGCCGGGCGAGGCCAACATGTTCAGCGCGGGCGCCTTCATCGACGCGCAGGCGACGATGGGCGACACCCTCGATGGCCTGGGCGCGGTCGCCATGCATCGCGCTGTGTACACGCACCTGCAGAAGCAGAACCTGATCGACTTCGTGCCGGACTCCGACCAGAAGACGCAGATCCCGACCTACCAGGGCCTGCGAATCGTGGTCGACAACGGCATGCCTAAGTTCGGCAGCGGCGCGACCACGCAGTACCTGTGCATCATCTTCGGCGCGGGCGCCATCGGCTACGGCGACGGCCAGCCGAAGAACGCACTGGCGTTCGAGCGCGAGGAGTCCCGCGCCAACGGTGGCGGCGTGGAAACGCTGTGGACCCGCAAGGACATGATCCTGCACCCGTTCGGCTACAAGTTCCTGTCGACCACGATCACCGGCAACGGCACCGAGACCCGTCCGGCTTCGGCTTCGTGGGCGGATCTGGCGCTGGCGACCAACTGGGAGCGCGTCGTGCCCCGCGAGGCCGTGCCGATGGCCTTCCTGGTGGTCAACGCCTAATCAGTCGGGGCCGGCTTCGGTCGGCCCCGCTTTCGGAGAATCGAAATGGCGAAAGGTCTACCCCGCAGCCTGAAGAAGGCTGCCCCCCAAGTCCCCGCTGCGGCCACCGCCAGCACTGTTGGTGGCGTCAAGAGGGGCGTAGCGGTGGCCCCCGCGACTGACGCTGCGACTGCGCTAACGCAGCTCAATGCGTTGATCGCATCCCTCAAAGCTGCCGGCACGCTGGCGTAAGGAGACAAGCATGGCCAAGACCAACGAAGACAACTACACCCGTCCCGAAGATAAGGCCCGCTGGGGCTTCGCGGGGACGGCGGACAAGATCACGATCGGCGATCAGACCGTGGGCGAGACGCCCGAGCAGGGCGAAGTCGAGTCCGTCGCGTCTGGCGATAAGGACGTGCAGGAGCCCCGCCACAACGGCGGCGGCGATGCATCGAAGGCGGCGGCAAAGAAGGCTGCGAAGTAACACCCAAGGGCCGGTCATCCGGCCCTTCCTATTTCGGGTTGAGACCGGCGCCGCCGTCGCTCACCCTGTCCAATCCCATCTTGCGAGGCGCGAATGCTGACGATCGAGGACGGAACCGGCGTTCCGGGCGCCGACAGCTACGCGACCGTGGATGAGTTTCAGGCCCGTGCTGGCGCCTATGGGTGGACGATCCCGGCAGATGTGAGCGCGCAGGAAGTCCTGCTACGCCGGTCTGCCGAGGCGATGAACGCTCTCCGCTGGCAGGGGTGCCGGGCGTCCCCCGGCCAGGCGCTGGCTTGGCCGCGTCGCGATGTCGTCGTGGACGGCGAGATCCTGTCCGACGCCCACATTCCAGCCGCAATCAAGTACGGGCAAATGGCACTCGCGGCAGAGATGCACGCCGACGACATCAACCCGCCCGAGTCGCGCCGGGGCGCTGTGCTGCGCGAGAAGGTGGACGTGCTGGAAGTCCAGTACGCCGAGGTCAAGAACGAAGGCCGCCTGATGCGCGCGGCTCCCAATCGCCCGTCCCAGGTGCAGTTCGCTGACTACCTTGCGCGGCGTGGCTGGTATCTACCGGCGGTGAGGGCATAATGGAGGTGGGCATGAACGATAAGACTGGATTCGACACGGAAGGCGGCTTTATCGAAGTGGTCGGCGGCTTCATCACTGGACATGGCGACGGCTGCACAGATGGTTTTGGTGAGGGCTGACTGCGTGATGGAGCGATATTTTCTAGAGGTTTACGTTCCGGCGAGGGACCGCAAGGTCCCGCAGCGTATCTTCTCCGCCCAGTTGCCGTATCAAGCCTTCTCTGTCGATCAGAAGATTTTCATTGCAGAGTCGCCCCTGGGCTCTCCTTTTGGGTATTTGATCGAAGGCGTATCGCATGCGGTTTGCGAAACTAGCCATACGGTAATGCTGGAAGTTCGCGAATTGAGCGCCCCGCAGTGACCTTCAACTACACCTCCGCCGCCGACACCGCGCGCGCCCTACTGGTCAACTTCGGACAGGTCGTGCAGCTTCAGCGCGCCACCGAGCCCAGCTATGACCCGGTGACCGGCGAGTACACGCCCGGCGGCACGGCTACGGCCGACGCAGTGGCGGTCCTTCTGCCGGCGGGCAACGACGCCGGCAAGCAGTTCGGCGAGAGTGGCGTGGTCCGCGTGGACGACCGCAAGGTCATCGTTGAAGCTGGCTTCGAGCCTGACGAAATGACTACGCTTGTCGATGCCGCCGGCTCGGTCTGGCGTTTCGTCAACGTCGTGACCCTGGCGCCCGCCGGGACCGCCGTCATCTACAAGGGCTTTGTGCGCAAATGAACTTCGCCCGTCAGGTCAAGTCCTTCAACGTGAAAACGGAGAAGGCGCTCGATCAGACCGTGCGCGCAATCACCTTCAGCCTGTTTCGCGAGGTCGTGCAGCGCACGCCCGTCGACACCGGCCGCCTGAAAGGAAACTGGCAGGTGTCCATCGGCGCCCCGGCGTCCGGCACGCTGGCCACGAACGACCCCAGCGGCGGCGCCACGCTCGGAAAGATCGTCGCGGGCATCGGTGGGGCAGGGTCCACGACCTTCCTCGCAAACAACCTCGCCTACGCGCAGCGCATCGAGTACGACGGCTGGAGCCACACCAAGGCGCCGGCCGGCATGGTGCGCGTGAGCTTCGCCCGCATCGACAGCATCGTGGCCAAAGCCGCGCAGGCCAACCGAGTCTGACATGTCCGAATTCCGCATCGACCGCGCCCTTGAATCGGCCGCGGCGGCGGCGCTTGGCTCCGATTTCACCGGCCGCATTGCGACCGAGGGCAACCCCTTCACGCCGCCCTCCGCTGGTGCATGGGCGCAGCTGACCAACCTGCGCGCCGGTGCCGACGTGGCATCGCTCGGCGTTGGCGGCATGGACGACCACACCGGCGTCCTCCAGATCGACATCACCGTGCCGGCGAACAGCACCAACCCGCGTGGCGTTCTGCTCGGGCACGCCGACCGCGTGCGCGCCTTCTTCGTCGCCGGCCGCCCGCTCACTTTCCAAGGCCAGACGGTGCGCGTCCGTAGCGCATCCGTTTCGTCGCTCCGTCTCGTGGACACCAATCAGCGCGTGAGCGTGTCCATTTCCTACACCGCGCTCACCATCCGACCGGAGATCACCTAATGGCTGCCAGCGGCTCTCGCGTCCAGTTCTTCTACACCGTCGAAACCGCGCCCGGCGTCATTGACGACACCGCCCCCGCGTTCAAGCCCATCCGCTTCAACACCGCCAGCCTGACGCGCAACGTCGCCCAGGTCGGTAGCGACGAGATCAACCCCAAGCGCCAGCGACCCAAGGACGACCAGGGCACCTACAGCACGCAGGGCGAGATCGTGTCCGAGCTGTCGGCAGGCTCCTTCGATGAACTACTGGCGATCCTCCTGCAGTCGGCATGGGCGACCAACACGCTGAAGGTCGGCAGTACCGAGCAGACGATCGCGATCCTCAAGCGCCACACCGACACCGGCGAGGACTTGCTCTACAGCGGCTGCCGCATCAACAGCCTTGCGGTCAGCGCCGCCATCGACGCGCGCGTTCTGCTCACCTTCGGCGTCATCGGCACCGAGGCCGAGCCGTTCGAGGTGCCGATCGATGCCACATTCGCCGCAGCAACGACCACCGACCCGATGGTCACGAGCGTGGGCCAGCTGACCGAGGGCGGCACCTCGCTTGCCTACGCCACTGCCTACGACTTCACCCTGTCGAATGGCATGGAGGCGATCTTCGCCCTGCACCGCCGCCCGGCCTACGACGTGCAGAACGGCGTGTTCACCGCCACCGGCACGCTGTCCGCCTACCGCGAGAACGGCGGACTGTACGCCAAGTTCCTCAACGAAACCGATTCAACGCTGGCTTGCACCTTCACCGATGGCGCCAAGTCGGTGACCTTCGCGTTCCCGGATATCGGCTACGTGCAGGCGGATGACGCCGTGCCCGGACCTAACGCGATCGTCAATCAGTTCACGTGGTCGGCCGGCTACGACGCCGCAGCCGATACCACCGTCACCATCACCCGGAGCGTCTGATGTCGAATCCGATGGATCAGTTCAAGACGCGCGAGCGCGCGAACGAAGGCAAGCGCCTCCCGCTGTACGCACCGGGCGGCGGCAAGACGGACCACTGGCTGCAGGTCCGGCACGTGTGGTCCGACGCATTCCAGGAGGCCAACGAGACCGAGCTTGCCGCCTTGCAGGAGGGCATCTTGTCCGCGCAGGGCGACAAGGACGCCATCTCGGCAATCAAGCGCGAGTCCCAGGTGAAGCTGCTTGCGGCGCTGGTGTCTGGCTGGTCCTTCGACGGCGAATGCACGCCCGAGGCGGTCACACAGTTTCTCCGTGACGCCCCGCAGATCGCGGCGCAGCTGGACAAGTTCGCCGCGGACGGCCGCGCTTTTTTCGGCAACGACTCGACCAGCTCGGACGCTGGATCGAGTCAGAGCGAACCCTAAGCGCCAAGCTTCCTGACGGCGCCACGCTGCGCGCCCATCTCCTCGCCGCCCACAAGGCCGGCGCCCCCCTGCCGGACCAGATCCGGAACCAACCGCGACTCCCCGAGGAATTCGGTCACTTGATCGATGTCCTTGGGCGATTCCCCGCGCCTATCGACTGGGCACAGGTCGAGTCGTGGTCCCGCATGACGCGCCGTCCGCTCTCCCCGTGGGAGCTGGTCGTCCTTTCGCACGCTGACGCAATGAGGCAACGATGACCGAGACGGCGAGTCTAGTAATCAAGGTTGACTCGTCGGGGGCTGCACGTGCAACGGGCGATCTCGACAGGCTTGGCCGGTCGGCTGAGCAGGCCGAGGGCAAGATCGGTCTGATTCCGGGCGCGTTTAAGCTGATCGGAGCCGTTGCCGCATCGGCGGGCCTTGCGACCGCCACCCGCGCTTTCATCAGCATGGCGGATGCGTCGGCCAACATGGCCGCGCGGCTCAAGCTTGCGACTGGCTCGGTCGAAGAATTCAACATTGCGCAGCGGGCTACGTATGAGATCGCGCAGCGGTCCAGCACCGAGCTGGGCAGCGTTGTCGACCTTTACGCCAAGCTCTCGCAGGCCACGGGGGAGCTGGGCGTCTCCCAAGCCAGCCTCCTGCAACTCACCGAGTCGATCACCCAGACGTTCCAGATCAGCGGCGCGACGGCGCAGGAAGCATCGGGCGGCTTGCGCCAGCTTTCGCAGGCGATGGCCGGCGGCGTTCTGCGGGCCGAGGAGTTCAACAGCATCATCGAGTCCGCGCCGCGCCTTGTGCAGGCGATGGCGGACGGGATGGGCATTGCGTTCGGCGATGTGCGCAAGGCGGTCAACGAGGGCAAGATCAGCTCCGAGATTCTGGTGCAGGCGCTGCTCTCGCAGTCCGCCACGATCCAGAGCGAATTCGACCAGATGCCGATCACGGTCGGCCGGGCGATGCAGCAAGTTCGCAATGCGTTGACCGGACTCGTCGGCGACGCGGACACAGCCGAGGGCGCGTCCCGCACGCTGGCCACGGCCATTTCGGACTTGGCCCGCACGCTCGAATCGGAGGAGGTCAAGAACGGCTTTGCCGGATTCGTGTCCGGCCTTGCCGACGTGATCGAGTGGGGCAGTAAGGCCGGCGTCGTCATCGACGCGCTCAACCGCAGCCGCATGGCGTTTCAAGGCGTGCGCGAGCAGGCGTCTGCGGGGATCCAGGGGTTGTTGCTGGCCGCGACCGGTCAGGACGCGAGCGGGTCCTGGCGGGCCTATCAGGATGGCAGCCGGAAGCTGGATCAAGCGTTCGCACCCGGCGCTAAGCCGGGCCCAGCCGCCCCGACCGCCTCCCAAGGCATCGCGGATTTCGTCAAGGCGCCCACGGCGCCGGGCGGCGGGGCTGTTGCGGATGCAGGCTCGGGGAAGCCCGCCCGCGACAGGATCACCGACGAAGAGCGCGCCCTCGCGCAGCTACAGCGCTCCTATGACGGCTACCTCGCGCGCCTGGAGCGCGCAAACGCCTTGCACGGCGAGACCAGCGAAGTTGCCGCGCTGAACTACGAGATTCAGCGGGGCTCGCTGCAAGGAATCGGCGACGAGGAAGAACGTGCCCTGCGGCTCGCGGCCGAGCGCGCTGATATGCAGAAGGTGGCCGCCGAGCAGCGCTCCCGCGAGTGGGCGGCGTTCGAGGACGACATGCGGGCGCTCGATGGCGTGTGGGATGCGGTCGAGAAGGAGGTTCAGGACAGCGCCGGCAAGGCTTCCGAGTATTACAAGCAGGCCGCCCGCAACATGCAGACCGCGTTTGCTGACTTCCTGTTTGATCCACTGAAAGACGGGTTCAGCGGCATGGCGGACAACTTCGCCAATGCCGTGCGGCGCATGGTCGCCGACCTCGCGTCCTCCAAGCTGCTGGAGGCGGTCGGCAATTTTGCCAGCAGCTACACCGGCGCGGGCTCCGGCTGGATCAACGCCATCGGCTCAGCCATGCAAGGCGGCGGCCGCGCCTTCGGCGGCCCGGTGCAGGCCGGCCAGTCCTACCGCGTCGGCGAGCGGGGCGAGTCGGAAATCTTCGTGCCGAACACCTCGGGGCGGATTGTGCCCGGCGGCGACAGCGGGCGCGTGGTCAACAACATCACGATCCATGAAGCGCCCCCCGGCACTCAGGTCACCTCGCGGCAGAACGCGAGCGGCGGCATGGATATGGACGTGCTCGTGGGCCAGTTGGAGAAGCGCATGGCAGGGAACGTCGCTCAAGGCGCCAGCCCCTTCAACCCCGCGCTTGAATCCCGCTACAACATGCAGAAGCGCGTCTAATGGCCAGCCTCCCGAGTTACGTCGCCATCCGCTTCCCCGACTACGGCGAGACGCCGCAGCCTTCGGTCGAGCGAACCGAGATGGAGCGTGGCGTGCCCAAACAGCGCATCCTCAACACGCAGGTGATGGTGGAAGTGCAGGCCGCGTTCCTGTTCCGCACGTCCGCCGACGCATCCGCGTTCGAGGACTGGTATTACGACACCATCAAGCGCATTGGCTGGTTCACGATGACCCACCCGCGCACCGGTCAGGCGGTCACGGCGCGCTTTGTTGGCGGCGATATCGGCACCCTGGCGCCCATGTCGCCGACGTTCGGGCAGAGCTACCGGGTGGTAAAGCTGGAGTATCTGCGCTGAGGTTGATTCCTCCGCGTTCCATCTGTACAACTTCACCATGCGCAAATTCTCGATGATCGCAGCCTCGGTGCTGCTGGCCGGCTGCTCAAGCACGCCGCAGGGCTTGGAGCAGCCGGAGTACGCCACGAGCTTCACAGTGGATCAGCCGTACCAGCTGACATTGAAGAACATCGTGGCCGGCGACAACGCTTGTCGCAGCGGCCCGCTGCTTCCTGTCGGGCAAGTTATCAACGACGTTCAGAACTACCCAGACCTGCGCGAGGCCAAGATCGTGCAGGGCGCTTCTGGCATCGGCCGGCAGATACATCGGGTGATCACGATCAGTGAGCCCGGCCCCGGCACATCTCAGGTGACTGTCTACGCCAAGTACCAGCGCCCGAAAATCGCGGGTCTATACAAGAAGTGGGCTGAAGGCTCTACGGACTGCGCCGCCTAGCCAAATTTCAGACCCCCTAAGCCCCGCCTAGTGCGGGGTTTTTCATTACAGCCGCCTTCGGGCGGTTTTTTTTGTGCCCGGAGATCCGATGACCTTCACTGAGCGCAACCAGCGGGTCACGAACACATCGAGCCTGCTGCTCTTCCTAGAAATCAGCGCGCCGTCGATCCCCGAGACCCTGCGGATCGTCAAC